TGGTGACTGGGGTAATCAAATTGTACAAGCAGGTTTCACTGCTTTAGAAGTAATGCCAACGTGGTATCAGTACTCGTTGGGTGGGATTGTAAGTGCCAGCATAGGTATGAGATCCGTAAGTAAATTTTTCGGAGGAAAGAAATAACATGGCACCATTAATTTATGCAGCAGGCGCAATAGTTGCAAGATTTATTGCAAAAAAAGGTTTGGCTGCAGCTATAAAGAAGTTTACCAAGAAAGCTATTTCTGGAGGTAAAAAACATGCAGATGACCTACTTAAAAAAGACGGTGGTAAAACAGCAGAAAAAGCTGCTAATATAAAAAAAATGAAACCTGTTCAAGCAGCAAATGCTAACTCTCGTTCTACCCTTAGGAAAGGTTTAGGTGTAGCCGCTGTAGGTGTAGGTGTGCCATCTGCACTTGCTATTGCTAAGTTACGTGCAAACTTAAAAAAAGCTAAGACCGAAAAAGCTCGTGTCCAAGCACAAAAAGATATAGACAATGCTGTAGCTAAAGTAGTTGTTGCTGAAGAAAAAGCAAAAAACAATACTGCTACACCTAAAGTATCCCCAAGGCCAAAAGCACGTAAGACACCACTACGTCCTAAAGCAAGACCAACTAAGTAATGTGGGCTTTAGTTTGGTTACAATTAGTTTCTGGTATGCCCCTAACGTACTTTCAAATTTCTTCTTACGATAGTAGGACAATATGCGAGAACGTAAAACAAAGAGCAAGTATAATGGTTACCGATACTAGTATGGTACTTGCCTGTTTAAACATAGGAATAAAAGAATGAGTTTTAAATTAAGTACACGAAGTCAAGATAAACTAAAAGGTTTAGATGAACGGCTTGTTGCAGTAGTTAATAGTGCTATATTTAAAAGTAAGATTGACTTTGGAGTTATTTGTGGTATGCGTACCATGAAGGAACAAGAAGCTTTAGTAGCCAAGGGTGCAAGCCAGACTATGAAGTCTAAGCACCTAGATGGTCACGCAGTAGATTTGATGGCTTACATTGGCTCTCGTGGCTCGTGGGAACTAAACTTGTACGATGACATTGCTGACGCTATGGCTGAAGCAGCCCGTGAAGTAGACGCACCCATTAGGTGGGGCGCAGCTTGGACAGTTCCAAACGTAGCTTACTTTGATGGTACAATGGAAGACGCAATGAATAGTTACATTGATGAGCGTAGGTCACAAAATCGTAGACCCTTCATTGACGCTCCGCATTTTGAGCTAATGGTATAAGGAAATACAGCAATGGCACGTGAGTTAACAGAACGTCAACAAAAGTTTCTAGCAGTCCTTATGGACGAAGCAGGTGGAGACATCTCTACTGCTAAACTTATGGCGGGTTACTCTGCTAATACTTCTAACCTTGAAGTTACTAATAGTCTCAAAGAAGAGATCATAGACGTAACGCATAGCTATCTAGCACGTAACGTACCTAAAGCTGCAATGGCTATGGTAGGTGCTTTGTACGATCCCACTGAGCTAGGCATACGTGACAAGATGGCAGCAGCTAAAGAACTGTTAGACCGTACTGGTCTTGTTAAGACAGAGAAGGTACAGATCGAAGCTAAGGGTGGTGTAATGCTTATGCCAGCTAAGGCAGTAGAAGAAGAGACATGTGCATGTGGAAAAAATATGAGTGACTGTGCATGCGATGACTAAATCAGTAGGTACATGGAAGTTACCACAACCAACGGACTTAAAAGAAGACAACGTATGGGTTCCAATCCCACGTGTAGCAAGAACAATTCCTTACGGGTATGAAATAGACCCAGAAGATAACGGAATACTCTTGCCAATCAGCCACGAACTTGATATGCTTGAGCAAGCACAGAAATACATTAAACAGTATTCGTATCGGGAAGTAGCAAACTGGCTTACCAGAAATACAGGTAGGTCAATCTCACACGTAGGATTAAGGAAGCGGTTAGACAATGAGCGACAAAGAAAAAACAAAGCTGGAAGCCTTCGCAGATGGGCAGAGTATGCCAAAAAGGCTATCGCCAAAGCGGAAGAAATCGAAAACAACAGGATCGGTGCAAAAGAAAAAGAAGATAGAGCAGCCTAGTCCTACAATAATACTACAACAGTTTACAGATAAGATCGAAGAAGATCACAATATTATTTTTAAACCTAACGTTGGCCCACAAACAGACTTCCTCGCAGCTAGTGAACGTGAAGTACTATACGGTGGATCTGCAGGTGGTGGTAAATCATACGCAATGTTAGCTGATCCACTACGCTACATGGGTAACTCTGCATTTTCAGGCTTACTACTACGACACACTACAGAAGAACTAAGGGAACTTATTACTAAGTCACAAGAAATGTACCCAAAGATTTGGCCGGGTATTAAGTGGTCTGAACGTAAGATGCAATGGACTGCACCATCAGGTGCTACACTCTGGTTAAGCTACTTAGATAAAGACCAAGACGTTACAAGATACCAAGGTTTAGCATTTAGCTGGATAGGATTTGATGAGTTAACGCAGTGGTCTACACCCTTCGCTTGGAATTATATGCGAAGTCGTTTGAGATCTGCAGACCCTGAGCTTCCTCTCTGTATGAGAGCTACTACAAACCCCGGCGGCAGAGGACACCATTGGGTTAAGAAGATGTTTATTGATCCTTCACCTGCAGGTAAGTCTTACATAGCTACCGACATTGATACAGGCGAACAGTTAAAGTACCCTGCAGGACATGAGAAAGCGGGACGGCCCTTATTCAAACGTAGGTTTATACCTGCAAGACTAAAGGACAATCCTTACTTAGCTCAACAGGGTGACTACGAAGCAATGCTTCTATCGTTACCAGAACAACAACGTAGGCAACTACTAGACGGTGATTGGGACATTAAAGAAGGCGCAGCCTTTACAGAGTTTGAGAGAAAGATACACGTAGTTGAACCTTTTGACATTCCTAATAACTGGGTTAAGTTTAGGGCTTGCGATTACGGTTACGGAAGCTACACAGGTGTCTTATGGTTTGCAGTTAGTCCTAGTGAACAACTGGTAGTGTACAGAGAGTTATATGTATCAAAGGTTCTTGCAGTAGACTTAGCTGACATGGTACTTGAGTTGGAGGCTGGTGATGGTAATATTCGATATGGGGTACTTGATAGTAGTTTGTGGCATAAGCGTGGCGATACTGGTCCTTCTCTGGCAGAACAAATGATAATGCGTGGATGTCGCTGGCGTCCATCAGATAGAAGTAAAGGATCACGTGTAGCAGGTAAGAACGAAATACACAGACGTTTGCAAGTAGATGAGTTTACAGAAGAAGCAAGACTAGTATTTTTTAACCACTGTACTGAAACAATATCACAACTACCAGCAATACCACTAGATAAAAAGAACCCAGAAGATGTTGATACACACTCAGAAGACCACTTGTATGATGCGCTAAGGTATGGTATCATGTCAAGACCAAGATTTAGTATCTGGGACTTTGACAGTCGAGGTACTCCTACAAACAGTATGCCTGTAGCAGATTCTAAATTCGGATATTAAGGAAACCTAAATGGAAGAAGATAACATTTTTATTGAAGACGAGTCAATTGTATTAGAAGATACAGATCAATCGTCTATTGATGACTACAAAACTAATAACATTATTCCTTATATTGAAGGTCGCTACAAACGTGCGGAAGACTATCGCCAACAAGATGAAGAACGTTGGTTGGATTCCTACCGAAACTACCGTGGTATCTACGGACCAGACGTACAGTTTACAGAAGCTGAAAAGTCTAGGGTGTTTATTAAAGTAACTAAGACTAAAACATTAGCTGCGTATCAGCAGATAGAATCTATTATGTTTGCAAACAATAAGTTTCCACTTACTGTTGACCCTACAGAATTACCAGAGGGTGTAGTTGCAGACGTTAGCTTTGATCCTGCAGAACCAGAGCAGACTAAAGAATCTGATGTAGACAAAGAAGTAACTCCGTATGGCTTTAAGGGTGACGGTAAACAGTTTCCTAAAGGTGCAACTTCTAAAACACTTGGCGAAATGCTTGGCCCCCTAACAGATAAACTAAAAGAGATTGATGGATTAAAAAACGGTATAGGTATGACACCTACTTCTGTTACTTTTAGCCCTGCAATGGTAGCTGCAAAAAAGATGCAGAAGAAAATACAAGACCAACTAGAAGAATCAAATGCAAGTAAACATCTACGTAACACTGCGTTTGAGATGGCTCTATTTGGTACTGGTGTTATGAAAGGTCCATTTGCTGTAGACAAAGAGTATCCACAGTGGGACGATGAAGGTAACTACGATCCTATTATTAAAACAGTACCACAGGTATCTCATGTATCTGTGTGGAACTTTTATCCTGATCCAGATGCTAACAACATGGACGAAGCACAGTACGTTATTGAACGTCACAAGATGTCTAGGTCACAGCTTCGTCAACTTAAAAGGCGTCCATACTTTCGTAACAATGTAATTGATGACGCAATTGCTTTAGGTGAGAACTACAATAAAGAATCTTGGGAAGACGATCTTTCTGATTACGCACCTGAGTACGGTATAGAACGTTATGAAGTATTAGAGTACTGGGGTACTGTAGACGTTTCTATGCTAGAAGAACAGGCCGTAGACATTCCACCTGAGTTAAGTGAAGTAGATGAGTTACAAGCTAACGTATGGATTTGTAACGGTAAGCTACTACGTATGGTAATTAATCCATTTAAACCTGCACGTATTCCTTATCATGCAGCGCCATATGAACTTAATCCTTATAGTTTCTTTGGTGTAGGTATCGCTGAGAATATGAATGACACACAGACACTGATGAATGGTTTCATGCGTATGGCAGTCGATAACGCTGTACTGTCAGGCAACCTATTGATTGAGATAGACGAAACTAACTTAGTACCGGGCCAAGACTTATCTTTGTACCCCGGTAAAGTGTTTAGGCGTCAAGGTGGCGCACCGGGTCAGGCAATCTTTGGTACAAAGTTTCCTAATGTCTCAGGAGAAAACTTACAACTGTTTGACAAGGCACGAGTACTGGCAGACGAAAGCACTGGCTTTCCTAGCTTTGCTCATGGACAAACAGGTGTTACAGGAGTAGGGCGTACAGCTTCAGGCATATCAATGCTTATGGGTGCGGCACAAGGTAGTATTAAGTCTGTTGTTAAGAACATTGACGATTACTTACTACGGCCTTTAGGGGAGGGACTATTTCGTTTTAATATGCAGTTTGACTTTGATCCTGATATTAAAGGCGACTTAGAGGTTAAAGCACGTGGTACTGAAAGTCTTATGGCTAATGAAGTACGTAGTCAGCGCCTTACACAATTTATGCAGATTGCAGCACAACCCTCACTTGCACCGTTTACTAAATTCCCGTACATCATTCGGGAGATTGCAAAGTCTCTTGAACTTGATCCAGATAAAGTTACTAACAATATGAATGAAGCTGCCCTACAAGCAGAGATAATGAAGGGCTTCCAACAAGAACAACCTGCCCCAGAAGAAGGACAACCACAAGCTGACCCATCGGGCGCTGGTGGAGCAACAATAGGAACAGGTGGCGTACCTGCACCGGGACAGCAAGGATTTACAGGAAATGAACAACAACCACAAGAACCTACTCAACAACCTCCGACCGCTGGTGGTCAACCAGCAGGAATGGGACCAGTTCAATAACTACATTGAAGAACTGATTAAACAACAACACAGGACTATGGAGCAAACAGAAGACAGCACTATAGTTTACAGATCACAAGGCGCAATACATACTTTGCGTAGACTACTATTACTTAGGGAAGAGGTACTAAACCAATGAACAATCAAATGCAGCAATTCGCAGAAGGTGGCCTTAAAGATGAAGGTGGTATGGTAGATGAGGTATCAGGTAATGAAGTACCCATCGGAGGTACTAAGGAAGGTGTTCGTGATGACATCCCTGCCAATGTGAGTGAGGGTGAATTTATATTTCCTGCAGATGTAGTTCGTTTTGTTGGACTTGATAAGCTTATGTCTATACGACAAAAGGCAAAGATGGGTTTACAGAAAATGGAAGATATGGGTCAGATGGGTAATAGTGATGAAGCTACTATCCCAGACGATATGCCTTTTGGTATGGCTGACATTATGGTTATAGGTGATAAAGGTGAACCAATGGAGTTTGCTAATGGTGGGTTTGTACCTTCCTACGCACCGGGTGGTTTACTTAATGCAGGTGAACTTAGTTCTTTTGCTAGTACCCTGCTTGGTGGTCAAGAATACGATAATCAACAACTAGTTAATCCTCCAGTAAATGTAACAGGCGATCCTTATTTTAATGAGGAAACTGGTCGATTAAGCAATGAAGATATAGACATTAACGATGTTAGAAATGCTGCTGTTATTGATCCTGATCCTAACTATCAACCTTCAATGGAAGAACTACAAACTGCTTACGTTCCAACTACAAGCACAGAAGAAATTGATTACGATGCTTACATGAACAGTGTAACTACTGTCACAAAAGAATACAGAAACGCTGCAGGTGAATCTATAGTTATTACATTTATTAATGGTGTACCTACATTACCTATCCCAGATGGATATACACTGTACAATGTAGAAGCTGGTGGTGGAGGTGCTGTTAGTTTGGCAGGACAAGTTGTAGCTCAATCAAACGCATCTAGTAGAGAAACAAATACCCGTCAAGACTATGATGGCTCAGAAATAAAAACTGAAATTACCCCAGAACCTATTAACTATGCAGGTATGTCAGATGAAGAATTTGTAGCACAGATGAAAACTGAAAGTAGCGGCCTAAGTCAATTTGGAAGGGCGCTTGGTTTTGGTCTTTCAGCAATGGCAGGGGGTTCTCTTATTGTCTATGGCGGTATGAGATCACATGCACGTAAAGCTGAAGACAGATTTAACGACATAATCAACCGTGCATCAGGTGCGTACAAAGATGAATTAATTGCAGCCCGTGATGCTTTCTTAAAAAGTTATAGTTTAAAACCTACAGATGAAACTAATGTAATTGCACGAGCGGCAGATTCTTTCCTTAGATCAGGGCAAAACTATTCGCAAGATCAAGTAGACGCTGCAGTAAATGGAGTTAGCTCACTTAGCAATACAGATATTTTAGTTGACATTGAACCGGGTACAGTTGTGCCTCTTACTTCATATGATCC